TTGCAATATTATATAGTGATGAACGTTGTTGAGCATATTGTAATACAGTTTCTTGTAAACTTCTATCAATATGATAATGTAGGTTATCAGTAACCGCAGCGTTTAAGTCTAAAAATACGGAAAAAACAGACGCGTCATTTACGTTCTGAATTAAATCAGGATAATATGATTTTACAAAATTTATAAGTTCGTTTCTTACATTTTGAAAATCTCTTGTTGTATAGGAAATCTGTTTCGCCATTTTATATATTAATAATTACAAAGTCCTTAGATGCAAAAACATCATCGGTTATCTGATAGTCAATCTTAACTTTAGCAGTGTATTCAGCTACTGTTTTACCAGGTAAATCATATGTTCTAGGTTCAACATTACCACCATTAGTGACAACATTAGTACCTTCTTCATCAGTTAATGCCATAACACTTATTGATGATATTGTTAAGTTTGGTATATACTTTTCAACCGAATCTCTAATTTCAGATTCAATATCGTTAAAGGTTGGTCCGTCAAGTGGTTCAAAAATGAATTCATATAGTCTCGTACCAAAATCAGGTAAAAAATATCTACTACCTTTTCTAGTTAATAATAGATGAATTAAACTACTTCTAATTTCTTCATCCGTAGTATCTGAAAGGTCTAAATATTTCCCGTCAAAAGAATCTCTAAAAGGAAAATTAATACCATATGTTTTTCCATCTGCCATATGATATAAATATAATGTTACAATATTTTAACTAAATAGAGTAAAAATAAAAATCCCGACACTAAGTCGGGATTATATTTTAGGATGAACATCCAAAACAATCAAATTGACTATTCTCAGGTTTTTGAGGTAAATTCAAATGACTGTAGTCTACCTTTGGTGGTTCGGGTGTTGGATTTGGTTTGTTGATTTTTGAGATGTCAACTGCCAAATGTTTTGCCCCTGTTGAGATTGCCTTTGTTCTAACGTAATAACAAAGTGTTTTTAATCCCTTTTCCCATCCATAGAAATGTGATGATGTAATCTTTGATAGAGTTGGGTTACCCATGTAGATATTCATCGATTGTGATTGGTCGATAAATGGTGCTCTGTCAGCCGCCATCTCAATCAAAGCCTTCTGAGAAATTTCCCAAATTGTCTTATACTTGTTAATTAAGTGTTCAATTCTTCTAACCTTTGAATTGTATTTCTTATCTTCCAAATCCAAGTAATTGTTAAAATTAATGTTTTGGATAGAACCTTCATTCATAATGATTTCGTTCTTTAAATCCTCACACCAAATTCCAATCTTCTCAAAGTCGTTAATTAAATACTTGTTAACAATCATAATCTCACCACCAACTACTCGTCTGTTAAAGATTGCCGAGTGAGCGGGTTCTGTCATTTCATATGAACCTGTAATCTTAGCTGAAGATGCCACAGGCATTTGAGCCGTGAATAATGAGTTACAAACTCCATACTTACTAACATTCTGTTTAAGAATTCCCCAAGGCCATCTTCCTGATAACTCATCTTCTTTTAATCCCCACATGTCAAATTGGAATATCCCTTGTGACATCGGTGACCCTTCAAAGTGAGCATATGGTTCATACTTACCATCCATACACAATCTGTTACTTTCAGTAATTGCCGCGAAATAAATTGTTTCAAAAATCTCTTTGTTCAATTTACGAGCTTCTTCAGATGTAAAGATGTAGTCCATCAAATAGAATACATCTGCAAGTCCTTGTGTCCCGATAGCAATTGCTCTTTGTTCCAATCCTCCCTTACGTCCCTTTTCAGTTGAGTAATTGTTGATGTTAACAACTTTGTTTAATGCTCTTACAACTTTACGAGTTTCTTCATACAATCCCTGAAAATCAAACTCACCATCTTTTACATAGTTCTTTAACACCATAGATGAAAGAGTACAGATTGCAGTTGTTTTCTCGTCAGTATATTGGTAAATCTCATTACAAAGGTTGGATTGTTTAATCACACCAATGTTCTGATGATTTGTCTTTTTGTTAGCATTGTCCTTAGAACAAAGGTAAGGAACTCCTGTTTCAATTTGGGATTCAATAATCTTATTCCAAATTTCCTGAGCCTTAACTTTCTTACCAAGACCTAACTCAACTGCTTTATTGTAGTTAGTCTCATACTCATCACCATAGGACTCTTGTAATGGTTTGATACCTGATTTAACAATATCATTAGGACAGAATAAGTACCAATCTTCGTTGTTCTTAACTGCTCTCATAAAGTTATCAGGAATCCAAAGTGCCGTGAATAAGTCACGAGCTCTCAATTCCTCAGCACCTGTGTTCTTTTTAATATCCAATAAATCAAAGATATCTTTGTGCCAAGGTTCCAAGTAAATTGCGGCAGAACCTGGTCTACGTCCTTGTTGATTAAAGAAACGAAGTGACTCGTTAACAATCTTCAAATACTTCAACAATCCACCGGCATATCCGCCTGATGATGAAATACGACTCTCCTTACTACGAATGTTTGACATTGATAGTCCGATACCTGCAGCGTCAGATGAATAGGTTGAGATATCTCTCATAGTATTCAACAAACCTTCACGAGAATCTGAATCATTGTAATGAAGAACGCAAGATGCCAATTGTGGAACCTTTGTTCCCGCATTAATCATAATAGGAGTTGCCGGAGAAATTCTTTGGGTAGATAGAGCTTGATAGTATTCAACAGCTTCTTCAAATGAGTTAGTAACCCAAAGAGCAACTCTCATATACATATGTTGAGGTCTTTCAACCACTTTACCATTTGGTAATTTCAACAAATACATTTCAGCAAGTGACCTCCAAGCAAAATAGTCAAAGTTATAATCATTATCGTGATTAATTACCTCATCAATTTTACTAGGACCATAAGATTCAACAATCTCCATTAACTCATTACTAACAACACCCTCAACATGTAAGGTATGCATTGTATTTGAGAAACTTGGGTCAGTTTCTTTATGGTATGATGAAATCGCAACTGATGACGCCAAACGAGAATAATCATGGTGACTACCTGTGAACGCAGCAGCAATTTCATAGATTAACTTATCCAAATCTTTGGTAGTAATAACCCCCTCAGTTGGAACTGAAGTGATTACTTTAATAAAGATTTCATCCGAATTAACTGTAAGTCCTTTTGAGGCTCTTTTAATTCTCTGATAAATTTTTTGTGGATTAAAGGACGCATCATCCCCACCACGCTTTTTAATTCTAAGTGACATCATAGTTTATAAAGATAGTAAATTAAAAGTCATCAGTAAAGGAGAGAGTCTCATTTAACTTTGCTTTTTGATATTCAACTGTTCTAGATTCGAAGAAATTACCTTTTGTTTCAACGGCAATTTGTTCCATAAATTTAAATGGTTGTTCAACATTAAATTGTTTCTTACATCCCATTTTAACAAGTAGACCATCTACCACAAATTCCAAATATTGTTTCATCAAATTTTGGTTCATTCCAATAAGAGATACCGGTAATGACTCTGTGATAAATTCTTTTTCAATTTCAAGTGCTGACAATAGAATTTCTTTAATTCTTTTTTCACTTGGTTTATCTTCAACATGGTTATTCAATAAGTGAATTGCAAAGTCACAATGCAAGTTTTCATCTTTAAAAATTAAAGAATTAGCATTACACAAACCTTGCATAATACCACGAGACTTTAGCCAAAATATTGAACAGAATGAACCTGAGAAGAAAATACCCTCAACTGCCGCAAATGCTACCAATCTTTCTTGGAAAGATGCATTTTCAATCCAATCCAAAGCCCATTTGGCTTTCTTTTGAACTGCGGGAAGATTATCCAATGCTGTGAAACATTTATGTTTCTCTTCTTCATTTGAAACATAAGTGTCAATCAATAACGAATACATTAGACTATGAATGTTCTCCATAGCAAGTTGTATTCCGTAAAAGAATTTTGCTTCAGGGTATTGAACTTCACGATAGAAGTTTTCCGCCAAATTTTCATTAACGATACCATCCGATGCTGCAAAAAATGAAAGAATATTTTTAACAAAATATTGTTCATTCTCTGATAAATTTTCCCAATCTCTAATGTCACCGCTCAAATCAATCTCCTCAGCCGTCCAAAACGCGGCTTGGTGCATTTTATAGTATTCCCATATATCATTATACTGAATGGGGAATATTACAAATCTGTTTGGGTTTTCTACTAATATTTTTTCCATAATTTTATCTTCTTG